CTCACAGGTATAGATGGCATTGGTGGGGTTCACCTCCGCGAGATCAAAAATGAGCTGGTGTATGATGACCGCCTTGGAGGATACAGTGTACCGAAGAGCCACTATGTTCTGGATGTGGATGGAACTAACCTGTACCAGATTGGCGTGTTCCCTGGTGTTGACACATCTCGTGTGTTCTCAAACGACATTCACGAAATCAACGAGGTCTTTGGGATTGAGACAGCACGTCTCTCAATCTTTGAGGAGTTCTCAGAGGTCTTCGTTACGGAGAAGGTGAACTACCACCACCTGAGTGTGCTGATTGACAGCATGACCTTCTCAGGCAGGATTGTTGCAGTGAACCGGTTTGGCATGAATAAGAATGAGACAGGAGTACTGGCTCGGTCTTCGTTTGAGGAGACGAGCAAGAACATGTTTAACGCTGCGATGGGAGCAGAGTTTGATAGCATGCGAGGTGTGTCTGCGAACATCATGTTCGGACAGAAGCCCCCTTGCGGAACAGGCTTCGTGGATATTCTGGTTGATGAGTCACGTCTTCCTGACGGCGGAGAAGAACCGATGGAGAGCGATGAGTTGGAGCAGGTGAATAACAAGCTGTCTGCAGTTCAGGATAGCGAGTGCCGTATGGAAGACATCTTAATGGACTGGTAAAAAATGATAGAAGAAGATAATGGCAGGGCTCTGCGACGATGTTCTCTTTAAGGCACATCTTCGTGCTGACATGGAACACGATGCACATGGTATAATTGCAAATGCAAATGTAGCTAGACTTTTTGGACGTATACCGACCTTTGTTGGTACTAACATGCCAGATGGCATTCAAGCAGATGATTCTCAACTTCAATCGTTAAACACTCCGGGACAGAATGGGTTTGAGAATAATATTTTTACTTACTTTCTGAGAGCCAGTGGGAAAACAGCCATAGACTTTATCATCAGGAACAATACGGCCATGTATCCGAAAACATCAGACCCATTCAAGCCGTTCAGAGAACCAAACGAAGAGTTAGGTATTGTATTCGATGCAGGGAAGCCGCTTTTTAGATTTGTACAGGGCTCTTGGAACGTTGGGAATGTTGGTACGATCATTGATCCAGCATCAAAGCTAACTCGCAAAGAAGAAGACAGGTATGTTTGGAAGCCATTTACTGAGCAAGTTGATGTATCTGGGTGCGTATTTGGGTTTGATTCTAATGTAGTTGGGAATATAAGTTTTCGCTCTTTCAGGGGAACATTGGTTCAGTGTGGGATTACGTACAATGGTCAATTATACGATGTTGGTACAGGGCGTCGAACAGAAGCAAGGCTAACTGATATCAATATTAATGATCGAACCGGGTTTCTTGTAGGAAACAATGCGAATACGGCAGTTCAACCAAATGATCCCGTTTATCCTCTTTACTTTGCAGGAAAGGCACTTGGAGATGCACTTCAAGTCTATGTAATAAGTCGATATGCTGGGGGGTTGAATCCAGATGTACGCTTTATCGCACCTGGAAGTTGGAGGCGTCCAGATACCATAGCAAACACTATGATCAGTACAAACGACAAGCTTAACCACGCACGTGCAGTGCGGTTAGGAGTTTCTACTACATATTTGTATAGAGCACAGGGTGAACCTGTTACATCTTGCAACTTCGTTCCAGGAGAACTAATTAGGGATCCGAAAAGTGAGAAAGAACTTTATCAGATGAGATTTGACGATCTAAAAGATCGAGTTAGAAGAAGATACAATACACTGATTAGGAGTCTGCAATCTGCATATAATGAAAGAACTGCAAGAACATTTGGATTCGAAGGAAACTCGTTTTTTCAAGACGAAACAAAGCACCGAGAATTGCGAAGGTATTTTTTTGCCTTACGAACAAGCGTGGTATACGTAAAAATATCGGTATTGTGGTACTTTAATACCCGATGCGATGAATACCTCAGACCAGAAAACAGAAGACAACTGGCGAGGAACTATAGCTATTTGAACTCTGTTGTTGAGAAGCTGAGTCCTCCGGGAAGTTTAACTAGACAGAATGGCGACTTTCTTCGTTTAAAGAGAATCGTCATGGTCTGTGATGGTAGAACGGTTAACGATCTAGGTTTATTTAGAACTTATATGCTGCCCGATAGAAGAAACATCACCATAGAAAACGGATTTCAGAAGGCACATTATATTCATCTGCAAACCGACCTAGAGGATATTAAAGCGGGAAGAGAAATTAGCCGTTCTCCTGTTTGGTACTTAATCATAAAGCCAACGGGAGGCAAGAAGAGTCGTAAAACAAGACGTTCTAAAATGTATGGAGGAGACGTTCATACGTCTGACCCATACCCAGATCCTCAGATTCCTACTCTAGTTCTCGATATAACGAATCTCCCCGCTGCTGCGAATATTAGAGCGTATGCAGTTAATTTATATAACATGTTTGTATGCATCCTAAATATACAAAATGCCAGTGAAGGTGATCCGGAAGTGACAAGTCTTCTCGAACAAGAACGGGCTGCATACAGAGAGAATATTCAAAATTTTAATCTCCCAGACATACCCATTACGTCCCAAAAGGCATATGACATTAACGAGCTTATATTTCCTAATGGTGATAGGGCGTCTGTCTTCTCACAATTCGTTGACTTTCTTCACATCGATTTCAACCAAAATCTATCCTTACCAGTGCTATCAATCTACGTTGTTCATTTAGTTGATGAATTAGTGAAGCAACAGCAGTCACTTTATGATTTGGTTGTACTAAAAGATCTGATTCGCGAAGCAGAAGAGATTGTGCTTCTGTTTCCTCAACCACCACAACCTCCAGCCACGCCGCCAAGAACGCCGCCAAGCGGTTTGTTTTCACAGCCAGGTAGTGAACCACGACCGGCATTTAACAGTCCCGACCCAACCCTTAATGCGTCATTTTACTCTCCAGGAGATTCTGGAAGTGAATCTCTTAGCCAAATACCTTCGGATATAAAGCCTCCATCTGGAAATACATCAGATTCTTCAGGTGGGCCGGTTGTCGGTCCTCCGCAACTAAAAAGAAGCAGATCCGAAGGCGGTCGTAGAACTCGACGCAAGACACCTAAGGTTGTCCTCTTTTAACGGCGACGACGTCCACCCATCATAGGGGCTACTGGGGAATCTGCTAGGAAGAAGGCATAGAACGGATAATAGAACGTAGCAAAGAAGAAGTCAAGAATAGCCCAGCCAATCGAGCCATACTTCAGGTAGGAGAGACGGGCTGCTCCGAAACTCCAGAGGAACGCAAAAAGAGTGCCGATCACTGCTCCTGCGATCGCAACAGCTCCCATTGTCTTGCCCTTGTTTTCAGCTGGCGGTGTCTGAGGAGCGTCTGCCATTTGTGAGTAAATCAAGAAACAAAGTGACCGCTAGGAATAATGAATCTAACCCATCCGGAACTTGCGGAGATTTCTTCTCCTAATCTTCCGGCTGCTAGCCTCTCCGCATTACAAGAACTTCGTACACAACAATGCTCCGCTGCTGGCGGGGATTTTTCACTTCAGTCACAGCAGAAGTTTCTCCGTCGTGTCATGTCTCCTGATTCTCCAGCCCGTTCTTTGCTGATGGTTCACGGCACCGGAGTCGGCAAGTGTCATGGTCGCGGAACACCTATCCTCATGTATGACGGATCAAAGAAGCTTGTAGAAGATGTTGTCACGGGGGATCTTTTGATGGGAGATGATTCAACGCCCAGAACAGTTGAGTCGCTCGCTCGAGGGTGCGATCAAATGTACCGCATAACGTCAACTAAAGGAGAATCTTATGACGTAAATAGCGAACATATTCTCTGCCTGCAACACACCTCATTTCGCAACGTTGTAACCGAGATATCAGTCAGAGACTTCTTGAAGCTCAGTAACAAAACACAGCGAAATTTAAAAGGGTATAGAACGGCAGTAGACTTCCCCGGTAGATGTATTGATGTTGATCCGTACATTCTTGGCGTTTGGTTAGGTGACGGGTCTCAGCGCGATCCTGTTATAAGTTCACAGGACGTTGTGATACTTCATTATCTTCGTGATTTCTGTCAGAGGAACAGCTCAGTTCTCACATATCAAAGTGGATACGACTATCGCATTTCTGCTCTATCGCGAAACCACGAGAATGTATTTTTGAACTTTTTAAAGAAACATAAACTTATCAACAATAAGTACGTTCCTGATATATATAAGATAAACTCAAGAGATATACGTTTACAAGTGATTGCCGGAATTATTGATACCGATGGGTATATGATAAACAATACATACGAGATAATTCAAAAATCAAAACAAATAACGGATGACATTGTATTTATAGCGAGGTCGTTGGGCCTTGCAACAACTACACGCCTTGCTGAGAAATCATGCATCTACAATGGAGAACGTGTTTCAGGTCAATACTACCGAACTTTCATATCTGGAGACATTGACATGATACCTGTAAAACTTTTACGAAAGAAGGCGGCTCCTAGAAAACAAATAAAAGATGTTCTTCGTTACGGGATTACTGTTACTCCACTTGGTGAAGGGGACTATTATGGGTTCATGATTGATGGAAATCATCGGTATGTACTAGGAGACTTTACTGTAACACACAATACATGTACTGCAATTCAAATCGCCGAGGAGTACATTCTTCGCCCCGAGTTTCAGGACAAGAAGGTAGGTGTGATTGCGTCTCGTGCTGTTCAGGAGAACTTTCGCACTCAGATTTTTGATATGTCTCGAGTCTACCTAGATGCTGCAAGCCAGACCCTGTCCTCCAAGCAGTGTACTGGCCGCCGCTACCTTGACATGCTCCTTCGTATTGAGTCTGAACCAAAGAACTGGGCTGACCCAGATGTGAGAAGCAGACTTGAGAACGTCTCCGACCGCATCATCAAGGAGTTCTACGAGTTCTCTGCATATAACGCCTTTGGAGCCCGCCTAAACGAACACATGTCCGGAACCGAAAAGGACATTGACTTGAAGTGGGTTCACGAGAACTTTGACAATCGCCTCATCATCATTGACGAAGCCCATAACATTCGTGAGGGCGGCACAACCGAGACCGATAAGGCTATCGCTCAGGGTCTTGAACGTCTTGTGAATATTGCCGATGGACTTGTGCTTGTTCTCCTAACAGCTACACCCATGTTCGACTCACATGAGGAAATCGTCTTCTTCATGAACCTCTTTAACTGGAACAGCCGCACTCAGCCGAAGAATGTTCGTCTGAAGGCTTCTGACTTCTTCACCCTGTCTGCCGACCTTAAGGTTGAAAAGGAGGAAGAGTTTCGCAAGTGGTGTCAGACATACGTTTCCTTTGTTCGTGGTGAGAGTCCGTTTACCTTTCCGTTTCGCCTTCCGCCCCCAGATGTTGCGTCAAATGACCTGAGCGTTGGGTTTCTTGGCAAGGGAATTGGAGATGCTGAGCGTATCAAGTATCTCTCTATTGTTCGGTCTCAGGCTAAGGGCATTCAGAAGGAGGTTCTAGCCGCTGAAGCCGGCAAAGACGATGAGGAACGTCGCAGTGCCTATATGCTTCCTACAGTTTCAGTGCTTCCCAAGAATCAGTCCTTCAAACAGGTCTTCAGCCTTCGCGGAACTCAGTATGTTGCAAGCGAACCTTGCTTGACTCCTGACACACTGGGAAATCATTCAGCCAAGTTCGCGAGTGTGATTCATTCCATTGAGAACTCCAAGGGAGTTGTTCTGGTTTATTCCAACTTCAAGACCAACGGGGCTTTGCTATTTGCTATGGCACTTGAGGAACATGGATACTCTTCGTTCTCAACCAATCTCCTAGCCAATCCCTCGTACAAGGGCGATTCCAAGGGCAAATACATTATGCTGACCTCTGATGCATCGGACTCTGAAATCAGCGAGATGTTGTCCGCTGTCAAGAACCGCGAGAACCGAGATGGAGAGAAGATCCGTGTTGTGGTCACAAGTCCGCTTGTTTCGGAGGGAGTTGACTTCAGGTATGTTCGTCAGGTTCATATTCTTGATCCGTGGTGGAACATGAGTCGTATCGAACAGGTTGTGGGTCGTGCTCTTCGTACGTGCAGTCATCAGCTTCTGGTTCCTGAGGAGCAGAATTGTACGGTCTACCTTCATACAATTCAGGCCGAGGACAGAGAGGCGTTTGATGAATATACCTATCGTACAAAGGTTGAGCCCAAGGGAATCGCCATCGCCAAGGTCAGAAAGATTCTTGCTGAATCCGCCATGGATTGCCCGATGCAACATGCGTTACCTGCCGACTGGAAGAACCTGATTGTTCCTCAGATTAGGGCTGAAGGTTCCGAGCATGTGGCCTACAAACTTCAAAGTATGATGGCACCCACCTTTGACGAGTCACCAGAAGTTGAGCAGTGTCATATGGAAGAGAGCAAGGAAGATCCCGACCATGTGCGTCCTCTCTCAAGCTATCTTGACGTACGTGACGAACTTTTGACAAAAATTGAAAAGCTCTTTGTCGATAAGGCCATATGGGAGAGGAATCAGTTAATCAATAGTTTGCGTGGCTATGCCCGCGATGTTGTGGTCTATACTCTTCAGCAGGCCATCGCAACTGGATTTCAGTTTGTAGACTCGTTTGGACGCCCCAGTTTGCTTGAGTCAAAGGGAGAGTTATACGCTCTTGCTCCCATCGGCGTTGCTAACAATACACTCGTTGAGAGAACCACCAAACAGAAGCCTAAGATTCCCGTCTCTTTGCCAGAACCTAAGGCAGAAGCCCCAGCTCAGCTTCAGGCAGATGTTCTGACACTAAAGCGAAATGCCTACCGCTTCCCCGGTAACATTCGCAATCGGTTCTCAGAGGATGTACTCAATGGATTCATCTTCGACCATGACTTCACTGCTGCTGAGAGAAAGGTGTTCCTTGCTACCAATCCCGTTCTTCCCTTTCTCAGCCGCCTGACGATTCCTGACACAGATGTCATCGTTCTTGGAAATGACTCGTTTCTACCTGAAGATGTTCCCATGGTTGGTGAGACACTTGACAAGTACAATGAGTGGAAGAAGGCTCTGATTGACGGATTTGTTGAGAACAAGGACAAGCTCTTTGGCTCTGTAGCCAAGAATGGTAAGTTTAGTATCAGCACCACGCAGACCATTGACGGAGTACCGACACGAATCGCAAAGAACAAGCGGTTTGAGCCCACTGTGTGCGGAACAGGTGACAATACACCGAAACAGGTAGAGGAAATCGCAAAGTATATTGACAAGAACGGAGTAGGTGTTCCTGCAGAGATAGCAGTTCACCGCTGTTTGTATACCGAGTTGTTAGCAAGAGAGCAACACAACATCGTCTGGTACACACCCGAGGAGATGAATGTACTTTCCTCAAAGGAAAACAGCAAGATTGTCATTCAGGCTCTCAAGTCCAAATAAAACGAAAACATTCCTGTCAATGAAGTAACTCTGTATGGATCCTCTCTTTGAACGTCGCGAGATGACTCGCAATGTTCATATTGATGCTCGTTTTCTCCAAAGGAACATTCATGCGAGTTTGGTAGCGCAGTTGCGAATGAAGTATGAAGGTATCTGCCTTCCTGAAGGATTTGTTCAGCCTCGTAGTATTACGATTGTTGAACACTCCCTTGGTCGTATCAATATTCTAAAGGGCGGTCTTGATTACGTAGTCAAGTTTCAAGCCGATATCTGCTTCCCCCATCCCGGACAGAAGTTCCGCGCCCCAGTCACTCTTCGTAGCAAGATTGGTCTTCACGCCGAGACAGAATGTATCAAGGTTCTACTGCCTCGCGACCTTCATATCGGCAATCCTGACTTTGACGCGGTCAAGGATAGCCAGCAAATCGAGTTCGAGGTCAAGGGCGCAAAGTTCCAGCAAGGTGATGAGAGCATCGTCATTCTTGGAGAGCTGATTACCACAATCAAGCCCAATCTTGATGTACCTGAACCAGTCACTCTCCCAGATGGCGTCTTTGCTGCTCCGGTCGCTGCAGACGATAAGAGCGACAAGCGAGTGGTGACGGTTGATCTAGCCGCAACCAAGCCTGCGGACGGTCCTCGTAGAAAAAAGCTAGTCAAGCCTTCAAATGAACCGGCAAAGAAAGGAGAAGTTGAAGGAAAGCCTTGAATCCCTTGATGCTAACGAACACGCACAGATCTTTGAAGTTATTAAGCGGTACACAGAGAGCTACACAAAGACACAGACAGGTGTGATGATCTCTTCTGATGTTCTGCCAGACGATTGTATTATTGAGCTAGAGAGAATGGTCTCTTTTTACTTGGATCAGCACAAGATGATGGAGAAGGATGCCTCAGAGCGTAAGACATATGAGAGGTCTAGCCGTAGAGAATAAAGCCCTTGCTAGTCTCAATTGCTCCTGTAATCCAATGATCTCCTTCTCTGTCCCACGGAAACGCCGTGAATCCTGCCTTACGTAGAATGTCAATATTGTCCCAGTTACACTTACCATTTTTGATAAGGTAGAACTCAGCCAAATAGCTTACTTCTGGGTCGTCTAGGACAGCCATCCCAGAATCGGGCAGACTGCTGTAGTTCACCTCGCGGAGTTTATCAATTAGGCGTTCCATTGTTCTTTTTGCCCCTGCTGTCTTTAATACGAAGAAAATGGACGCTTTTCATTCATGCCTTTAAGTAAGGCAAATGGAGAACCTTCTACCCCCAACGGCACGGCGAACTCTTGAGGAGTTTGCTGCCTATGTAGTGAAGGACAAGCACGCAGAACTTGAGTGCAAGGTCCTTGCAGGCCAGATTCACACTAAGGATGTGGCTGACCGAATTATCAAAACAATCGGAGAGATTTCAACAAAGTCATTCATAGACGAGCACTACGCCACATTCAGCTATGCCGACGGAACTCGTGTCGTCGTCCCCAGCCCAGAGTCGATTCACAAGGTCTGTACCACTAGCAGTTTCCGCGGTGTCCCTCTTGATGTTGAGCGAAAGCGAAAGTACTTTGATGTCGTCACCGCGTCTATGCCTGACGTTGTGGATATTCCCGACATGGCAGTCAAGTTCACCCTTCGTCATGAGGAACAGCTGCGTAAGGACTTCACTGGAGCACCCATGGACGCTGCATCATACTGCCGTATCATTCACCGCAAGTCATGGAAGAGCTTGGACGGTATCGTCAAGATCGATATGTCAACCGTCAAGACCAAGCTTCGTAGCCACCGCTCCTTTGCCGATGTGCTGAAGCAGACACCTAGCTTTGAGCTTGAAGTTGAGGTCATCAATCGCGAGGCCAGCAACAAGCAGATTGTGGATTCCCTGCTGAGAAATGTTGAGGCTCTGGTCTGTGCCTTTCAGGAGTCGCCGTTTCTGCTTCCCTCTTCTGACGTTCAGCGCTACCGCATGGAGTTTGAGCTCTCTAAGATTCCATTCGTGAACCCCATCACGATGGAGCGCCGCCACATTCGTGCTGAGCGTCCGGGTAACGTTCTTACTGGATACACAGTCACAAACAAGGCTGATGGAGAGCGATGCTTTCTCGTGGTCATGCGAGACAAACGTCTTCTGCGAATCACGCCTAGCTCTCGTATCACCTGGACTGGTCTGGTCGCAACCAAGGATCTTCATATCGGTGACTGCCTAGATGGTGAGTTTCTGGCTGACCGCAACCTGTTCTGTATCTTCGATGTCTACACCTTTCATGGCAAGGACACTCGTCGTCTTCCTCTGTTTACGACAGATGATGACATTGTGACGAACCCTCTTAATTCTCGACTTGGCTGTGCCCGTGAGTTTGTCAAGGAACTCAAGGACTTCTCAAGCTATCCTGGCAAGCAGACGCTACGAATTGTGACCAAGCTGTTCCTTGCCGGAGACGGGCCCTCAATGCAGGAGGCTGTTCGCAAGATTCTTGATACCAAGTTTGAGTATCCTACAGACGGTCTTATCTTCACACCCAGAGCCAGTCCGGTTGCGCCAATCAACGAACGTAAGGGCAATGCGTGGCTGTCCGTCTACAAGTGGAAGCCTGCCCTCCAGAACAGCATTGACTTCCTTGTCAAGTTCAAGCCAGGTGAGAGCTTTGACCCAGTCACAGCTCGTCGTGTTCTCAAGGGTTCTCTATTTATCAGCCGAAGCCCGGGGAGCGACACGGTCTATCCGTGTGAGACCATGACTGGAGAGTACGTGTCCCCTCAGCTGCCTCATGACCTCCGAGTCCTGACAGAGAACCGTGACCGTATTCCTTCCTACTTCCAACCTGCTGCTCCTAGGTCTCCTGACGCTCATGTGATTCTGCTTCCCCTGAATGACCGTGGTGTACCAATCGACCAAGAGGGAGTTCGTGTGGAGGACAATACGATCATCGAGTGTGCCTACGACACTGAGAAGTTGCGCTGGATCATCATGCGAACTCGCTACGACAAGACGTATCAGTACCGCGTTCTTGGCAAGCCTCAGTTTGGCAATGATATTGCTGTGGCTGATTCGATCTGGACCAACATTCACGTTCCAATTACTGAGCAGATGATTCGGGATGTCACAGTGAATCCTCCTGATGATACGTTTGAGGATGACCTGTACTACCGAGACAACTTGGATGCTCGTGACCGCGTTCTCAAGGATGTCTATGGATTTCACAATCGTATCAAGGAGTCTCTGTTTCGCAACTGTATCAAGCCCGGAGACACCTTGCTAGAGCTAGCCATGGGACGTGGCGGAGATATGCTGAAGTGGAAGCGAACCAAGCCTAGCAGGGTGGTTGGCTTTGATATCTCTGAGTCCAATCTGAGCTCTCCCCGCCAAGGAGCATGTGTTCGCTACCTGAAGGAGAAGATTCAGAATCCTACCGACTTCATGCCTCCGGCTCTGTTTATTGCAGGGAACATGGCTGAGCCTCTCTTTGAAGCTGATAACAAGTATGTCCGCATGATCACTGGTCTTGAGCCCGCTACGACGCCCTACCTTCAGGGATTCGTTGGTGTCACAGAGTTCGACGTCATCTCCTGCCAGATGGCCATGCACTATGCCTGCGAATCTGAAGAGAAGTTTGGTATCTTTGTTGACAACTTGAAGAAGCACGGTAAGGGAATCTTCTTTGGAACCTGCTTGGACGGGTCAGCCGTCTACTCTCTCATGATGGGAAAGCAGAAGCATGTGTTCCGTGTAGAGAATCAGATCGCAGGAGAGTTTGACAAGAAGTACGACGATGGAGCAGGATGGAGCGAGGAGTTTGGAAAGGGAATCAGTGTTCTGCTTGAGAGCTTCGAGCAGCCTCAGCTTGAGTACCTTGTTCCCTTCGGCCGTGTGACTGAGCTCATGCGAAAGGCTGGATATGACTTGGTCGCAACCAAGATGTTCTCAGAGCACTATGATGAACAGAACTCAATTACTCTGAATCAGGAGAAGCAGGCGTTCTCATTCCTTCACCGCAGCTTCCTGTTCCAGAAGAATGATGAACCCATCGAAACGGTTGAAATTCAGATGGCGCCTCCAGAGGTATCAATCGAAGATCAGAAGAAGGAGGAAGAGAAGAAGGCTCCTGAGGAGAAGAAGGAGGAACCAAAGGAGGAAAAGAAGCCTAGAAAGAAGATTATTAAGAAGGCTCCTGAGCCTACTGAAGAGCCAGTGTTGTTCTTTGGAGCTGATGAGGGCAAGGGAGACTGGAGAATGTTCTCAAATATGTTTGAGGCAAAGACGCAGATTGACTCGATTACATTCCCGACGGTGGAGCACTACTTCCAGTGGTCCAAGGCCAAGCTGTTTGGCGACGGGGCTATTGCAGAGAAGATTCTGAAGACACCTTCGCCAAAGGCAGTCAAGGCTCTGGGTAAGAAGGTCAAGGATTTCAACAAGGACGAGTGGGACACGAAGAAAGATGAGATTATGCGAAAGGGAGTCAAGGCCAAGATCGCTCAGCACCCGGATATCAAGACGAAGTTGTTAGAGACAGGAACAAGGCCGATCGGTGAGGCGAATGCCCGTGATAAGTACTGGGGTATTGGTACATCGACTGACACTGCGAAGGCTAAGGATCCTGCAAAGTGGCCTGGCAAGAACGTACTTGGAAAGATACTAATGGAGCTGCGGACAGAATTTAAGGAGTGAAAACCGTTAACTAGTAATGAAGTATCCAAACGTTGTGTTCTTTCGTCACAACGAATATTCATACATTGATGCCTTTCTTGAGGAAAACAAGGAAAGGTTTGAATGTACGCTGAATATCACCTCAGACAAAAACTATCTCAATAACCTTTTTGATTCTAACTTTCATTTGCTAGTCACCTTTGGCAGTGAGACGGATATCGAATACGTGGCTGAGGTCAACAGTATGATTGCCGACCGTATGCGCATGAGATGGATTCACTTTCCCAAGATAGAGGACATTGGGGCTTTTAATCGTGGTCTCAATTTTTGCTATATTCACAATGTCCTGAAGCCTCATGTACAGACTCGTCCTGTCTTCTCGGTCTTCACCACCTGCTACAATTCGTACGATAAGATTCACCGCTGCTATAATAGCATCAAGGGACAGACCCTAAAGGATTGGGAATGGGTTGTGCTCGATGACTCTCCTGAGGACCGACACTTTGAATTCATGAAGAAGGTTGTGGCTAATGATAAACGTGTTCGTCTCTACAAGAGGTCTGAGAACAGTGGCAATATCGGTAACGTGAAGAACGAGGTCGCGTCTCTTTGCAGAGGAAAGTATGTCCTTGAGATGGATCATGACGATGAGATTGTCCCAGACTGCCTAGATAACGCCGTGACTGTCTTTGAGCAGGATCAGGATGTTGGATTTGTCTACATGGACTTTGCGAATATCTACGAGAACGGAAACCTTCATTGGTACGGAAACTTTTTTGGTCTTGGGTATTCTGGGTATTATCGCCAGAAGCACAACAATACCTGGATCAATGTTGTCTCAACGCCTAATATCAATAATATTACGCTCAGCCACATCGTCGGAGTGCCAAACCATCCTCGTATCTGGAAGCGCAGTACTCTGATTGAGCTTGGAAACTATTCTGAGTTCCTACCTATTTGCGATGACCTCGAGTTGCTTCTTCGCACGGCTGTGAAGACCAAGATTGCACGTGTTCCAAAGCTGGCGTACATTCAGTACATGAATGAGGGTAACAACAACTTCTCTCTGATTCGGAACTACGAGATCAATCGTCTCACCCCGTACTTTATCGTGCCCCAAGCCTACCAAGACTACAGAGTTCAGGAACGTATGAAGGAGCTAGACGCATATGAGGATGAATTTCATATGATTCATCGTACACAGATCTGGAAGCGTAAGGAGTATACACCAAAGTATTGTAATACGTTGGCGAATCTCGATTATACGAGGCAGTACTGTATCATGAGTGTCAAGGCACTTTGGGAGAATGTAGATAGAATTCGTGAGCTTCACAGCAATCCCAAGAATGACTTCTTGGTGTTGGATAACACTGGAAACCTTGACGATCTTTGCAGGGTGCTAGATGGACTTGGGTTTGGTAGTATGAAGTGCTATATCATGGATGATTGTGGATACGACGACCTTCTTCGGTATTTCAATTTTCTGTACAAGAGCACTGAATCAGAAGTTATTTATTCTGCTGATAATACTCCTCATACGACATCGTCGGAGCCGGTGGAGGTGCTCCCTGTGTAGGCAAAAACTTCTCATACAGCTTCTTTCCAACAATCGCAGACGCCTGCTCAGGAGTGATCTCGCCCTTCTCAATCTTTCGCTTGATCGCTAGCATCTCAAACAGAGTCGAGTCGACCCGATCTTCCGCATGCATCTGAAAAAGGGAGGGGTAATTGAAGTACAGCATCTCATTGTCAGCCTGGAGCTTCTCCTCATACTGTACCTTGTTTGACTTGAGATGAGCCCACTTCTCCTTGCTCTTGTCCATCGTACGCAAAAGAGCCTGAACCTGAGTGGCTGTCAGGTCACGTTCATTGATTCCACGCTGTCCTGCCGCAACTTCAGCAGGTGTTAGTTCCCTAAGTCTGTTCATTATTGTATTTCACGATGTTTCCCTTAAACGACCAATGGACGCAGTTGATTGATCAATGTGCCACATTCCTCATGAGTCGTCATACCGGTCAGGATCACCTGCCCTGTACGAAAGACTTTTGCAATCCACTTGGTCTCCGGAAAGTAAATCTTAACTGCTGGATAGACTGCTGGCTCGTAGACCGTTTGAACTCCACGCTGCCTGAGTGTTGAATACAGAGAATCGCGAGACAGGTTGGAAACATTCAACAGCTTGGTCTTATAGTTCATCAGAACCACACGACGATTGTCCATATTCCATTCACCTTCTAGGATAGCTTCGGGGCAGCTCGTTACAATGTGCTTGCGAATACGAGCCGTCACATCACGATCATACTTCTCGTCTAGGACACCTGTGATATGAAAGACACCATTCTGAAAGATCTTCACCGTAATCTCCTTGCGAAGAAGAGATCCGTCGCCATCTGACATCACAACAAGTGTGATTGAGTTATGACCGAAGCCAGTCGTTCGCTTGGGAGCTGTCGTCTTTGCTCGTCGCTTGATAAGGTCTCGCTTTGATGAGCCACGCTTGATGACACCTTGCTTCTCAATCTTGATGAACGTATCATCCAGAGGCAGAGTATTCACAAGCACATTCGTATCAAACCTTACACCTGTCGTGTAGAGAACGACCATCGTCGTTAATACCGGAGGATCCATTGAGGTCTTCTCCATAGACAAAGTCAATCTCGTTTTTACAGGCATACGAAAACGATAACGGATAGCAAGAAACGACGATACAATTGAAGGTACGAACTGCTTTGCGAAGAATGACCTCTTCATGTGGAGTCAGCATCCACCCATCTAGATATCCCAACCAAATTGTTCCTGTTCTCTGATGCGAGTTAATCGACACCAAAGCAGGAATAAGTTCGTCAAGAGGAAGTCCAGCCAAATCAAAGCAGTCCTTGGGTTTAGGAATCTGTTTGAGATAGACTGTTAGCATTCTTAGTTGTAGTAAAGTTTGTTTAAGTAACGTGGACATTGGGCTCAATCGTGTGGATTCCAGTATTGACACTCTTGAGTGCTGCGGCTTGTGCTGTCGTCAACCTGCAGTTGCATCCATCCGCAAACAGAACCTTCTTGCAAGTAGGGCAGCAGTTTGTGGCATATCCACGACCATATGCGACACGCTGACGCTGGATCGCACCCAGACCTGCGTCATCTGCCGCCAGCTTGTCGTTGAACTCAGGGAGAGCAGTCGTACTCAAGCACAGATTTGTGATCTGAGAAGGTTTGACGTTCTTCGGTAGAAGAGCCTGAGCCACAGCCTGTCCAGCGGTGTACTGATTGTACATCGCAGTGTCCTGAACATTGTGACCGCCACCATGCATGTATCCAGACGAACCACGAGTTGACGGGGCATTCAGAACACGAGTACACGCAGTCGCAGCAACAGCAGTCTCAAGGTTTCCAGAAGCCGCAACCCTCTTTACGACCTCGGTGTAGTGACTGGCTGTATACTTAGGACGAGTATCTGTGTACGTTGTTAGCCTCTGCTTGTAACGTCCAAGATATTCACTACAGGACATTTACTCTTACCTAAAAAGAAAAATGAAAGGGATGTCCTTGCGAATTAGGATCCCCGAAGTTTATAATTGTATAGGTACTACCTGTACAGAAATTGTTAAATATAATAACGGTCTCTGCGAAGACTGCCTAGACGCCTGGGTGCGTGAGAAAATGGCGGCGACAGCACTCCCTCCTAAGTCCAAGCTCGTTCATGGCACGTCCCTCCGCGGTAACGGTAGTAGTCTTGGTAAGATACACAAGCTCGGCGTTCTCGGCGCGACCCTCCTGCTGACGATAGGTTGCTACTAGCTTTAGAAACGTCTCCCATTTGCCAGCGATTGGGAGATTGCACGTATAGCAACGAATGGGAATCGGGAAATCCATGCCGTCTTCTTATTTGATTCTCGGGTTTCCATTTTTCTTGTCTGCCCGAAGAACAATGAAAGTGTCTGTTCGTAATTGGACTCTACTCCTTCTTGTAGCTGCGGTATGCCTCGGATTCGCATACCTCTTTGCTCCCGTTACACCTCTTGAGGCTAAGATCGCAAGTGATGTAGCCAAGGTCAACTCTCGTTTTACTCCCGACGAGAGTATCGACGTTGCCATGGCAATGAAGATGGTGACGCACGAGCCTCCTCAGATGCTGAATCCACCATCACCGCCTCAGGGTCTTTTGCTGTATCCGCCCTCGGCTGAGGATCTTGAGCGCCTCAGCGGCCCGTAGACCTCACCACATGATCTCGAGCTCCTGTGCGCTCCAGAACTCTGACGTGTTGTCGGGCAGTCCACGACGAACAATATACGGCAGCTTTCTCTGCTCAATCTCACGCTTGGCCACGTTCCAAATAAACATCGGGTCCGACATGTTCAGACCCTTCAACTCGACTAAAGGTTTCGCACCCTCTGCTAGCTGTTGCGCACGCGCAGCCACCAGAGCCGTGTATTCATACTTTGTGAAATAAGGCTGTGTAATTCTGCCATCCTTCTTGACATCAGCACGAAACACCGGCTTTACTTCTGGGTGGAGATCCATGCTTACTCTTGGTCTGGCTTTTTTTGGTTCCGTTTTAACAAATGCCGGTCTTGAAACCTTCGGCTTCGGATTTCACTCACTTTGTTAGGAACAATGCTGTTCTCACGACAAACGGAAAGGTTGTCAAGTCTACCGTTACCAATGTTAACGTCTCGGTCTCTGCGATTGTAGCCACTGCTTCCAAGGTAGCAGCAAAGGCTGCTCCTTCTACGGCCATTGTTATTGCTCCTACACCTACGAGTCGCGCAACTCATAAGGGCGATTAAAAATCTGATGTCTAAACAATGCCTAACATCAGCGCCTCTGATTACACGACGTTTGTCAAGCTTCAGGCTGCGTCTCTCGCCTACCAGAACGGAAAAATCCCTGTTCCGATTCAGCGGGTCTACCAGCCTGTTCCGTCTCAGTCCATTCTGAATGCCCAGCTTCTTGCTAGTCAGGCGGCTGGACTGGTCACACCTAAGAACGCCACGATTGTTCTGCAGAATGGCGTAATCGGTCGTGTTCGCCCGTTTGCCGGAAAGGGCTATGTCAACAACCCCGATGCTCTTTCCACCGTCGGTGGTTCTGCTGTTGGTTCTTCCAAGTTTCAGCAGGTTGGTGGTCTTCCTCAGACGGCTCCTAGGGGAAGTGGAATTTATGCTCCTGTGACCCAGCTGGCTCGAGTTGATACCAAAGCAACGGGCAAGTACAAGACTCCTGGAACTCGTACATTTACTTAAGGACCCTTAGCAGACTGCTTCCATGTAGCATCGCATACCGCACACTGATACATCCAAATGACATTCCGAGCATCAAGCTTGATGCCGACAATGTTTGACTCTTTTCCTCTGGTTGCACAGGTCGGATTCGGGCACTTCATATTCGTAAACCTAGGAAGAGTAGGCTCATGCTTGATGAACGGGTTAATTGAGTACTGAATTGACGTATCCTGCTGAAGGTCGTGGTCGTAGACGACAGGATTCTCCTTAGTAATTTCCTCTTCGCCGTCGCAGCCAGGTGACCTACACTTGCGGTAGGCATGACCCTCCCGCTCCTCGATATTGTACATCATATTGTCACACTTAGTGCAGAACTTCATTGTGCTCTTATACTTCCATAGCCTAAATGTTTCCATTTTTTATGCGTTAAAAACGGAACCTTGTCCGCAAAGTTGTCTT